AATAACGAACACCATCTATATGTTCTCTTTCTAAAGGAGAAAGATTCAAATCAACATGATCAAACATTAAAGTCCCATTTCAATTTTGGCAGTAAGATATTCTTTGACTAATCCAGAACGAACTATGTCATCAATACCAAACTCTATTATATCAAAAGATGGCATTTTACGCAAGATGTTCATAAAATCAACAATACCATTACGATCATTAGTCTTAACTAAATCTGACTGACTAGCATCTCCACAGAAACAGATTTTACTATTTTCACCAATACGAGTAATAATAGAATCTAATTCATGAAAATTGAGGTTTTGAAACTCATCAACAATAACAATAGCATTATCTAATGTAGTTCCACGAAGGAATGATGTACTCCAGAACTTAATTGTTTCTTGCGCCTTCAAATTACCATACAACATCTCAAAGTCTGCATCAGAAGGCATCTGAAACATGTACTTTACCATGTGCTTATAAGGCACTTGATAGATGTCAGATTTATCTTCATAGTCACCAGGAAGAAATCCAATCTCCCTTGTAGAAACCAAAGATCTAACAATGTAGATTTTCTCATAAGGAGTATTCTCATTCAGAACATCCTTTAATGCATTATAAAGTGTAATAAAGGTTTTACCAGTTCCTGCACAACCATATCCAACTATCTGCTTACCTTTTTTATATGAAGCAAATAATTTTTTCTGATTTTCTGTAATTGGTTCAATATCAACCAAATATGCAGAATTTAAGGGTTTTTTCTTTTTCATCTGCTTGGCAGTTAAACCAACTCCAATAGGTTGGTCTGCAGACGCTCTTTTTCTTCTTGGCATGGTTTTTATTCTATATCAAAAGCAGATTGAGTGGCAGATTCGTAAGATCCTTTCTTAGCTAGTCTTCCAGAGATACCTCCAGATTTTTCAGCTTTATTGAGAACTTCACCCCATCCAGGATTTTTATTTACTAATTTATCTTGCCATTCTCCAACTTCTCCAACACCAGGACAAGTGCTTGGGTCAGAAAAATCTCTTTGCCAGTCTGGATTATCCTCTTTCCATTTATCCCAAACATGAACACTCATTACAACTTCTTTAGTTTCACCAGTTTCTGTATTTTTAACAGGATATGTAGCCATAATTATAAAGTAATGTAATTTATTTAGACCCACTCAAGGGCTTCTGAGACCGCAGGGAATTGTTCGGTAAATACCTTCCTACATGCCTCTGCTATCTCCATATGCTCTTTTTGAGTACCATGAGCACTTCTTAGATTTATATAATGTATCCAAGAACGACATGAACCAGTCATATAGATTCTGGTAGGAGTACAGAGTGGTAATACCATTCTAGCACATTCTTTAGCAACACCTTGACTGAGCATTTGTTCGTATAATGACTTAGCAGAACTAAAAAGTGTAATCATCTGTTTCTCAAATTTTTCCACCATTTCAGGATCTAGGTCATCAGTCGAATTTTGACGATTCTTCAAATCTTGCTTACGAAGTTCTGGAAGGTCAATATCACCTAATGCAGTGCTTGCAGCATATCTTTGAGAAAACTCTTGATATGTAAAACTTCTATGTCTTAGTATTTGTGCAGCAATAGCACGAGTAGTCTCTATTTCAAGAGTCATAGTAGACTGCTCAAAAACACTCCAATGATTATGCTTGATGCAATACTTTAAGAGTCCAGAATACTTCTCATTATCCTGATTGGCAGGATTAGAGACACGGGCAATATATGCCATAAGTTGCTCCGCATCAGGAGTAACACTAACAAGTTTTACAGTCATTTACCAAATCCTTTAAATTTTTTTTGTTTACTAGATAATTCCTCTTCTAAGAGAGATAGTTCTTTTTTCATAAAATCAATTTCATCACTACTATACAGATGATCTTGTTTAAGTGCTTTTTTTAGATTTCTAAGTAATTGTTTAGATCTCATTAATTTAAGACTTTCGGTTATTTTACACAAAAAAAGAGAGTCTGTCAATAGACTCTCTCATTATACTTAAGTTTTAGAACTTAACTGCAAGGAATTGCCTTGCTTCGTACTTTGATACCACGATACATTAGATCGAAGTTTCTCTGCTGATCTGCTTCAGCAAGTACTTTTTTGTTGTACTCTTCAGAGTCGTATTCGACTCCACGGTAAGTAACTTTTGCCATTGGGTTTCTCCAAAGTAGTAGGGATTTTACTCCGTTCCTTTAGTCAACTTGTGCGTCCTCAAAGCATCCCTTCTCAGTACTCTGTTCCACAATCTGAATTAATTCAGATTTAGGTGTTTCAGTATGCTGTCGGTATATCTGTTCGACAAGACCAGTAGCATAATCACATGGTAAAAGACTAACGAGAAGTAATTCCATAAGGATGAACGATTCCGTTCCGAGTCGGCTTACTTGCGTCCTGAGTGTATCAGGATGAACGATTGTGTTAATACTAACACATGTATAGTATATAGTCAAGTAAGTGTGTAAATTTGTTACATCGACCCTACAGACCAAAAAAATACCGGGGTTTTTTTCCCCGATATTTTGGAATTAAAAGTCGAATTTGGTTTAAGCCTTCCTTTTTTTCTTCTTTGTTGTGGGTGATTGATACCCCCAAAGGTTTGGTTTGATACTACCATTACCATAATCAATGGACTGAATACCACCCTTGAACTTATCCCAATACATATCAAACACTTTTATTTTAGTTCCTCTTGTCAGATCATAATGAACCTTATCCTCATGCATATACTTTATAATATACGCATCACTAGGTGCTTGTGGAGTATTTACATCTTCATATGAACCATTCTCTACAATAATTTCAGAACCATACTTTGATTTTAAAGTATCCCTTTCTTCTTTAGTCCAAACCAATTCCTTTTTCTCTGGTTTTTTTAACTCAGTCTTTGGTGGTGCTTCACTTACTGGTTTTGTCATACCCTATCACCCCATTGAATATCAGAGTATGCTTCAGCAATAACGTCCTGTGTAATATTATAAACTTCTTGCAATCTCTTATCTTTAATTAAAACAACAATCTCTGCCTCCAATGGATGAAGACCTTGTAAAATATTAATAAACATAGTCTCACGACGAAGAGCATTCATACCGTTATTACCACCTCTACAGAACATATAAAAATGTTTCCATTCTCTACGAATTGTAGTATGTCCTTGTTGATCACTCACACCTAATGAAAAGTCACCTTTTTCATGCATACTACGAACTTCATACGAAAGTTTTTTAGATAAAGATCCACTATAAGTATTCTGCTCATCAAATCCAGGATAAGGAACTTGTCCTTCTGGAAGTAATGATATTATAGATGGATCAAAGTTCCATATAAGGGTTGCCTTTAATGATATATCCTCATACTTTCTAAGAACTTCAATCTTTTTAGCTTTAGATCTTTGTCTGGATACTAAATCTAAAACTTCAAAAGCAAATGGTCTTGCAGGTAATTCTGGAAGAGGCTTAACAGAAAAAGTTTTCTTTTTAGCTGCTGGTTTAGTTGTCTTTGAAGCAGTTGTTTTCTTTGGAGTCGTAGAAGAAGTAGTAGATTTCTTTCTTCCTCTAGTCGTCGGTGTCTTCTTCGTAGTCATAATTGTTTTCAAATCTGAATGCTATAACCTCATCAGGAACTAAGTTCCCATTTTCATCAAACATCTCAGGGTGAGGTCTTGGTATCTCCTGATAGTTCATCATGTAGTCTCGTGCAATCCAACCACCTAGTGCTCCTGCACAAAATAATAAGAAAGATATCGGTAACACTAAGACTAGTATAGTTTCTATGGTCATTTGTTACCTCCTTTAGAATTATTTTTTTCTCCTTATCCCTAAAGAGAATTCAAAATAGATATCTATTTCTGTATTAAAGAAACAAACTACCTTATTTAATAATATATGAAGTGGTTTTCTTTTCTTCTTACCTCCACTAAGAATAAGCTCAACACCACGATTAACGGGAATGTTGTTTTTATTTATCTTATTGTTTAATGATTCGTTGTTCTTTGAGGTATTTGATTGTGTCAACACATCCTCCTAATTTGTTTCCTTCACATACTACTTGTGGGAAGGTGGATCCTTCACCAAATTCACCATAAAAAGCATCCTCATCAAAATGTTGATCTAAATTATACACCACAAACTTACTTCCTGTCAACTCTAATACTTGTTTTACTTTATCACAATACGGGCAACCATCCTTTGTATAGACTGCAAAATTCATTTTTAAATTCCTTATCAATTTTTATTTATAATGTAATTACCGATACACAAATAATCCAAATCAATATTATTGAATGTATCGATTGCTTGTTGTGGTGTCTCAACAATGGGTTGGCCATTATCATTGAAAGATGTATTAAGAAGAATAGGACACTTAGTTTCGTCTCTATACTTTTGTAGAAGTGTGGTGACTTCTGGATGTAAATCCTTATTCACTGTTTGTATTCTACAAGTACCATCTTGATGTGTAATTGCACCTATATTCTTTCTCTGATGTGGTTTTACTACAAGAGAGTAAAGCATATACTCATTAGGATAATCTTCTACAAAATAATCCTTCTGATATTCCTCTAGCATAATGCCAGCAAAGGGTCTCCACTCTTCTCTGTGCTTAATGCGTGAGTTCACAATGTCCTTGTTCTTCTTGGGTTGAGGATTCATGAGGATAGACCTAGAACCAAGTGCTCTGGGACCAAATTCAGACCTGTTCTGAAACCATCCTACAATCTTATTCTGTGCAAGATGTTTAGCAGTAACCTCACACAACTCATCAAAGTTATCATACTTCTTATACTTGGTATCTCCTAGTGCTTCTTCTATCTCTTCATCACTATAAGTCTTACCAAATAATGAAATGTTATGAGGTAGTTTTACCTGCTCCTTGTTCTTAAACAATCCGTATGCTGCAGCACCGAAAGATAGTCCTGTATCGTCTGGAAATGGTGGGATATGCATATTCTCTATTACATTATTCTTACGCAGTACAGAGTTAGCAAGGATGTTTAGAAAGACACCACCAGCAAGGCATAGATTATCACTAATGTAATCACCCTTCTTTAGTTCCTTCATCCATTTAAGCATTCCCTGCTCAAAGTTATACTGGAGTTGCTTTGCCTTATTCTCTGGTGATAGATTACCATAGTTAAAATCTTTACCAGGTAAAGATTCTAATGCTACCTGTGGTATGCCCTCGAAATGCATTCTATAGTCTGTCTTAAACTCTTTGATGTTTCCATAGGCAGAGAGTCCCATGACCTTACCACAAAATGTCTCTCTATACTTAGGATCGGTAAGTTTAATATCTGCCTGTATCTTATTCACATAAATGTGATATGCCCACAACCAATAATAGTTTCCTAGATTATTTGTCTGTGGGATACCAGGATAATACTTAAATAGATTTTTCTTCTTATTAAAGTATCCAAATGAATGATTCTCACATGCAAATATCTGTCCTGTGGTATCAAACAAAACGGAACCAGCATTATCTAATGTAAGAAATGAACCCTCATTATAATCACAAGAGAACACAGAAGAATAAGCATGACACAAGTGATGTGATGCTATCTCTACCTTTGCTTTTGGAAAATATCTTTTTACTTTCTTCTCAATGGTCTTATTCATATAATTCTTATAGAAATTTTGATTAGCCATTGAGGGAACAATCACCACATCAATATCATTCTTGTCTAGGTTTCCAGCAGACAAACAATACTCAATAGACTTTCTAGGAAAGTTACCATCATATTTTATCTTACTCAATCTCTCCTCACTGATACTAACACAATGTTCACCATCTTTGATGAGAGTTACACTCGCACCATGTGTCCAAGATTCTTCTGATTGTTTCAGTAGTTTAGGATTGTCTGAAAGTACAACATTCCAACCAATCGCACCATAAAGACCAATTACATTCATAATTAACCGATCGCCTCTACAATTTTATCAAAGTCAAATATCTCATCATCCTCATCTACATAAGGATACTCTGCCTCAACACCAGTAAAATCAAAGTCAAACAATACACTATTAGGTAACTTCATCTTAGCAGGTTTCTTTGCCTGTATATTTGTATGCATATCCCATCCAAATACCTTTGGACTTGTACCATTCCATAAGACTACTGAAGGCATCTTCAATGCTGCAGCCGCATGTTGCATACAACTATCAATAAGTATTCTCTTATCACTATGTAAGAGAGTACTTACAAGTTCCATGTTACTCATGGGGTCTTTTATAACTTCTACATCATCCAATACTTCACATGATGGTCTTGTTATCTGGAAGATATGATAATCATCTGAATAATGATCTACTAATTTCTGTGCCAGTACTACAGGCATGTCTCTTGCCCACAGATATGGTCTTTGTTCTTGATACATTCCACCATTAGTCTGTATGACCATGATGGGTTTACCATTTGCTCTACCAGGCCAAAACTCTTTGGCACTCTTTCTCTGTAGAGGATTAAACTTTATCTCTGGCATCTCACCATGGTACTCAAGATTATACATCTTGCACCAAGTTTCAATCAAAGGTAATGTTTTATTGACATGATCCGTAGTAAAATATGGTTCATTAGCAAAGACTAATGAATCCATACCATCTACATACGTTTGATAATAATAACTTGTATTCCCAGTTTGATATATTCTATCCACAAAAGGAAGATTAGTGAATATTTCAGACCAAACAGCACTAACAATCAACTCCCTACCAGGGAAGTTGTTCTTAATGCATTTTGCTACTGCTGTCGATGCAATGTGCTTCCCAAATCCACCTTGTACATGGAACAAAGAATATTTTTTTCTGGACATAATAAAGAGTTACAATTTAATTTAGAAAGGAAGTGCCTTAGATACTTCAGCAGGTGCTGGAGGATTCTTAACTGATTCTATCCATGATTCATGATTTATTTTAACATTTGATTTTGTTAATCCATCTGCAACAGGTGTCCATGCAAGAATTCCTGCTTGTGTAAGACTATCATAAGCAACAAATCCTGATGCACCTGTTCCACCAGAAGTATCCAAATTATAATTCTCCTCAGATTCTATTGTAAGAACAGAAGGGTTTGAATCATCAACAGAAACAGTTTTTACTCTAACTTGAGAAACAATATTATCAGCATTATTCAAGATAGTCAAATCTGAAACTGTCTGAGTGTGTGTAATTGCCATTTTTTATTTAAACCTTGTGTAGTATTTATTGTGAAAAAAGATTATATGGATTTGTATTTGGAGGGTTAACCACCTGTGGTGATTCTGGACCATTACGTAAAGGTTGATTGTTAACCTTCATTGCTTCCGAATTATTCCAAAACTCAAGAGTTTTTTTGTTATCAGTATATAGTTTGATTATAGATTCAGGAAGAACCTCTGATGGATCTGATGAAGTCTTCTCTAATTTAGAATGAACCTCATGCATATCACCCAAACCATATGTTTCTAAATCATTCTCTCTATGAGTATTAGATAACTCATCAAAAGTATGTTCGAATGGTTCTTCACCCAAGAACTTATAGATATCATTCAATTCTTCTTGGGGATTGGTTACCAAATCATTATAGTCTACAAAATGAAATTTGTCACCATGTCCGTCATCCACACCCAGTTTAACAGCATTCAATGACTCCCATAAAATACCACCTTGATTAAGAAGATGGTTACAACGATTCACATCATTAATTGGAATATTATTCTTCACCAATATCTCATCAACAAAATTAATTCTTGGTTGCCCTTCCTTAAAAGGATTGCGACGAATCATAGTAAGAATAGATGCAAGTATCTCATCTACTCTTCTTACAGGAACTATAATCTTTGCTTGTTGTCCGACATATCCCTCAATAAAAGGAACTCTTGCCGTCCATGCACGATTCTTATCAAAGATAACTTCCTGTTCTACATCACTATACCAATGTCTTATAACAGAACCAACTATCTCATTTACTTGATCTGGTTTTGGATAACCTGTATATAATTCATTACCTTGAAAATTATCATGAAGAGAAAACATCGCACCAAGTACAGGACTTGATGGCCCTGAATGGAACCTTGGGTTTTGATTTAATAATGTAGACAAAAGGGTGCTTCCTGCTCGTGGAAGTCCTGCCATGAAATAAAATGTCTTATTCATAAAAAATTCAGTTTAAAAAATATTTATCCTCTACCTACAATGGGTAAAGACCAATTAACATAATCAAGTGTAGTAGAGTCCACACCTCCACCACCTCCACCAGTTAGTTGTTTCCAACTTCCAGATATATTAGCATACACCACATCATTTGTCACGTTTTTCCATGTTCCACTAACATTAACATAAACATCGTCTGATTGTTTCCAAGTACCACTTACATTTACATATACATTATTTGAAACAACTCCTCCACCACCAGAGGCACCAGAATCTACCCAGAATGCTGGCAAGGACCAATCAACATAGTCCATTGACATTACTTGTGATCTAGTTGGAAGTGCCATAGTTTACCTCAAAGAGTTCTTATACCCACTGGAAGATCTAATTGTAAAATTTGAAGTCTCAATTTTTCTTGTTTTTCTATTTCAGAATTTTCAACAGATAAAAATTCATCAACAAGTACATCCAAATCAGATTGTGGTGTATCAGGTGCAGTTTTAATCCAAACTGCTCTATCATCATTAACTTTAACTTTATAACTAACCAACCCTCTTGCAGCTGGTTCTGTTCTAATTGTCTCGTATGCCATAATCTTATGCCTGTGTTACTGAGAAATCATCAAGCCATACATTATGACTAGTACTACCACCACTTGAAGGTATATATCCCATAGCATATATAGCTACCGTACCAGGTTCATTTGGTGTAAAGGTTAATGAACACTGAACCCATGAGTTAACTGTGGTGTCAGAAATTTCTGCATCAATATTCGATGTTCCAACACCACCAATTGCACTTGCTTTAACTCTAATTCCACCATTCACACCCGTTCCATCACGATAAACCCAAATAGAAGCAGTTACCTGTGCATTTGCATTACATATAACCTTTGCAACTTCCCATTCAATTGGAGCAGATTTAATTGCACTACTACTACTTACATCAATTTTCCAAGAAAAACCAGATGCAGTATGTCTTGTTGATGTATCTGGCAGAACATGTCCATATTGATAGAAATTTTTATATTCACCAGAATTATTACCATCAAAATTCTTACAAAGAAGCCGATTAGGTTTACTAAATGTTGGGTTATTAGTATCATTAAAGACTACATTATCTGTGAATATATCTGATCCGTCCATATAAGGCATTTTATCCCATGTACCACCTAAAATTTTACAATCAGAATTTGATCCGTTATACATAGCATATTGGACGTTGTTAGATCCATTTGACCCATGTTCCAGACTAGTATCTTCCGCAATTACATCAAATAAATCAAATACTACACCGGGTGTATTCTCATTTCTCATAGTATAATAGGTGTTTCTAATAGTACAAATACCAACTGTCATTCCATTAGAATTGGACATTCTGAGTCCATAACTTGTTGAACCACCATAAGGAGAATCTCCCATATCTATATTGTGATATCTACTTGCACTGCAACCATAAATTTCCATTACGTAACTTTGTGCAGCATGGTGAACCTTTATTTTATGAATGTCACTATTAATACCACTACTAAAATAAATCGCCGATCCCAGAGATGGTCCAAAAGTAAATGTAGTCAACCCTACATTTTGATCTTTATACTCATTCCAGTTGTTGTTACTACCCGCCTGCAGAGCATATTGACCTAAAGATCCCCATATATTACATCCACCCATTAACTTATGACAACTACTCAGCATAAAAGCATAATAACCACCAGCAACACCACCAAGATCATTAAACTGACTATACGAACAACTACTAAGTTCAATAGGTGTCAATGCACTAGCACCAATGAAATTTGAAATCTCCGTATAGCTGCAACTATGAAACTTTAATAGATAACCATAACTATTATGACCATTAAGAGCTGAGTATCCTCCAGTATGTTGTGATTCCATTGAACTACTGGTATCCCAACCACCACTTATTTTAAGACGACTTGTTGTACTAATTCCACTTTTACTACTCATCCGAAACCAATCAGGAGAAAAACTACCCCAAGAACTAGCATTTGGTTCTATGGACATATCATCAACTAATTGAGTTGGTTCTATTTTATACATATTTACTGTTGAATATGTATTAGCAGTTCGAGCAATACCAACAGCACCAGACCAATCAACTCCACTAGGACAATAATAACCAAAAGGATAACGAGAATAGTGCCTATCATTAAGAAGAAGTCGAATACTTTTCTTCCTAATAGAAGATATCTTATAATATTGAGGACAGCTTGGTTGTGTTCCTAAACCAACTAAACTATTCAATGTTAAACTATCAGCTGCAGATTTAGCCTTACATGCAATAATATTATCGAAATTAAATGATCGTGCTCCTACATCACTATCAATATAAAGAGCTATGGATTGTATACCTGAATTTAAATTTGTTCCAAAATCATGAGTAAAATCTCTCCAATTATTACTACTATCTGCACCAGTAATAAGTGGAATTGTATGGACAGAAGTTGCTCCTTGTGTATCAGTACATAACCTCAAACTAATGGTTGGAGAAGATATTGGTGATCTAGTTCCACTATTCTGTCTCATTAGATAAGATATTTGTTGATATCCAGATAAATTTAATGATCCAGTTGCCCAATATGCACACAAACCAGTTCCAAATCCAGATGGAATGTCAATTTTATCAGAATACATATGTGATTGCATAGGAACCTGACTACCCCATGTAGAAGTGGTTGTTTCTAGAGAAGTAGTAATCGTTCCACCATTCGCAGTCCAAGGTCCACTTCTTTGACCATTAGATGCAATTTCTTGTGTTAGTTCTGATGAAAGTTGTATTACAGAAGATTTCATTTTTCTGAAATACCCACCACTCTGACCAGTATTACTATTAGGTGCAGTATAATCATTTAATCTAAAAGTATTAGCATTATCAACTGTAACCTCCCATATACCATTAATTGATTCCCAAACGTTTGAATTATTATTATTTGAGTCTATTGCTATTGTTTCTCCTGTCTGCATTCCATGGCCAGTCACCTGCATACTTGTTTGACCTGTCGTTGTACTATAGTTTATATTACTTATACTTCTATAGCTATATGGTCTCCAACCAAACCAATTCCATATCCTAGCACTACTATCAATTAGTTGTCTAGGTTTTCCAGCAAATCTAATTTCATCACCACCTGTCACACTTACATTTTCAAAACCATACTGAGTCTTTTTCCTATTGGCAAAAGAAGTACCATCATTACTATCATTACCCCCTTCCCAGTCAATATAATAAGTTGCCATTTAAATAATTCCTCCGTGTATTATATCTATATGATTAGTTGTAACATAAAATTCCATTTCCATATTAAGCTGTATACTTAATCCAAATGTCACCATCAGCACCACCAGATGGGGATGAAGTTGATGAAGTAATCTTTCTCAAACCATTGGCACTTGAAGCAACACTAGTTGATGCATTAACTTTACCACCAACAGATAAATGAGTTCCGTCGAAAGTTAAATTTGATGAACCACCAAAACTACCAGAGTTATTATACTGAACTTGAGTATTTGAACCACCTGGTGTACCACCACCACCGCCACCGCCACCAGCAGCAGTCCACTTAACATAAGCACCACCAGTGGAACTTAATACCTGTCCACTTGTACCAGTACCTCCATCACAATCGGTAATACCTCTACCAGGTCTAATGTTCCAACTACTATCACCACGTAACCAATAATTAGTATCAATTCCAAGAGAAAGTTGATTACTACCTGTTGTTGATGCACTACCATGTTGATGTCCTATTATCACATTACAATCACCAGATGTCTGACTGTAACCTGACTCATCACCTAGAAATGTATTATAGGATCCCGTGGTCATCGCACATCCTGAATAACGTCCCATAAAGACATTATAATTTGCAGATCCCCCAGTTAAACATCCACCAGGTTTATGACCAATCAGTACGTTTAACTGACCACTTGTCATACAGCATCCTGCTCTTTTACCTATGATAACGTTTTCACTACCAGTAGTGATACAACCAGCAGCATAACAACCAATAATAACGTTACTACTACCAGATGTCTGACAATAGGCAGCACAAGTACCAATGGAAACATTATGAGATCCCGTTCCACAAGAACTTGACCCACTACTACCTGCCATTCTTCCTATTCCAATATTATATGTACCTGAAATATTACATTGTAATGCATTATATCCTAAAGCAACATTATAATCACCAGTCATATATGCTCCAACTGGGTCTAATGTTCCCTCACCAATTGCTACGTTACCACTTGCATTTTGCATACAATTCATA